TCGCGATTGAGACGCGGAAAGATCAGATCGAAAAACTCGACTGGACGATCAAGTCTCGCAACGAGAAAACGCCTGACAAGGACGCCGCCTCGCGGATTTACCAGCTGACCGAGTTCTGGCGAAGCCCCGATGGCGAACAACCCTTTGCAACCTGGCTTCGCGAAGCGCTCGAAGACGTCCTTGTGCTCGACGCGGCGGCATTCGAATTACGCCGTAACCGCGGCGGCAACATCATCGGGCTCGACATAGTCGACGGTTCGACGGTCAAAGTGTTGCTCGATGATACCGGTCGGCGGCCACGGCCTCCGGCTCCGGCCTACGAACAGATCATTCACGGGCGACCCTGGCGTCTCCTGACCAGCGACGAGCTGATGTACCTACCGCGGAACCGACGGCCCCACAAGGCGTACGGGTTCAGCCCCGTCGAGCAGATCGTCACGACGGTCAATATCGGGCTGCGTCGCCAAGCGATGCAGCTGCAACATTTCACCGAGGGCAATGTTCCGCCCGGTCTGCTCAACGCGCCGGACGGGTGGAGCCCTGAACAGATACGTCAGTTCCAGGAGTGGTTCGACTCGATTCTGGCGGGAAATACGGCTAACCGCACTCGCCTCGTCTGGGGTCCCAGCGGCGCCAAATACCAGGCCTTCAAGGAAGCACCATATAAGGACGATTTCGACGAGTGGCTGGCGCGGATCGTCTGTTATGCATTCTCACTGCCGCCTACCGCCTTTACCCCGCAGGTTAATCGGGCAACGGCGCAGACTGCGCAGGAAGCAGCCCTGGAAGAAGGGCTAGCGCCGTTGCTCGGGTGGGTCAAGCGGTTGGTCGACGGCGTCATCCAGACCAGAATGGGCCATGTCGATCTCGAATTCGCCTGGTCGAATAGTCGGCCGACAGATCCCAAGGACCAGGCCACGATCCTCAGCGGCTATGTGAGGGACGGGATTTATACGCTCAACGAGGCGCGGGACATTCTGGGAATGGCCCCGGTCGCAGGCGGGGAGGAGCCGATGTTTTTGACCGCACAAGGACCGGTGCTGCTGAGCGGTACCGATAAAGAAACCGAACACGGTTAGCAGATACCTAGGTTCGCTTGCGGCATTAGTCGTCGAATTCTTTTCTGTCCAGGATAACCGTAAGTGCAGTGATTTTGATCACTGACGACCGACGCTGGGGCGATCTCTCAAACCCCGCGCCGGTAGATTTTTTGCTCGAGCACAATAAATAGGCACGCTAGGAGCCCTTAATGAGTGTTCTGCCCTCCGACATCGTCGTGTATGGTTCGGCTAATATGCCTGAGGCGGACGGTACGATCAATGGCGGCGCTGTTGATTTTAGCCGTCGTGTCGCATTCTACGATATTGCCCCGGCTGGCACCCTAGACGTGATATCGACCTCACCCAGCGACACGGCGACCAAGATTACCTTCTACGGTCGTGATGCGACCGGCGTGATACAAAGCCAGACCTTAAGCTTAAACGGACAGACTTGGGTATCCGGTTCTCAGTCGCTGGAACGGCTGCTATACGCCGCTTTGTCGGGAGCCACCGCAAACGGTCCCGCCGCCAATCCGGGCGGCACTCCGGCGGTTGGCGACGTGGCGCTCGCAGCGCACGGCGCTGTATTGCCGACCGGTTCAGTCACCACTGACGCAACAGTGCGGACCGCGCAGAGCGGATCCGTCAATCACGCTGGGACGACCCCGCCCTTGTTCAAGTTACAGGCGGGTGACGGAGCCAGCGTCTCCCCCGGTCAGGTGATCTGGATCAGGAGCGGCACCGGTGCGAACCAGCTGCGTCAGATCATCGCCACGTCCGGTTACGGCACTGATGTGACGGCCGTCAGCCGCGATTGGACCACGATCCCGGACAATACGAGCACTTACAAAATCTTCCAAGGAATGCTCTTTGAGATTTCGCCAAATCCCGTGACGGCCGTTATCCGAATATTTTCGAGCACAGCGGCTGATGGGCCTACCGGCGCACAACGCACCTACTACGAGAAAGTCTTCGCCGTCAATAACAACACTGGCACTGCACTTACCGGAGCACAGATCGAGGTGGCTAGCGAGACACCGAGCATGCCATCAGGCGCGTTGCTGGACTTGGCGCTGACGACCGCTTTGAACGACACTGGCACGATCGCCAATCGACAAATCGCTCCTTCTTCGGGGGTCGGCTCGTTCTCAACCCAACCCACTTTTGTCGCTGTGTCTGGCCCTGGCAATCTGCCACCTGGCGCAGCGCCCAATGCAGCGGGCGCCCAGGGCATTTGGTTACGTCTGACCCTGCCGCCCGGCGCTGCGAGCTACAAAGGCTCGGCCGATATCAGGGTACAGGGTACCACGACTTGATTGATCGCTTACGACGGCGTCGGGGCATTGCTGTATCCGGGATTGCCCGATCGACGGCCAATTATTTGATGTTTGGTCTCCCGCTGGCGGCTTGATCTCAATAAATCCTCCGCGCAAACAGGTCGGACTACGCCATGACCGTTGCTACCCGGCTGGTCGTCATTTACGCGACACGCAGTAAGATTTTGCGCCGTAAGATCATCCTGGACGATGAGTCTCAGCTTGACCTGCACCAACCGGGTCCGGGAGAAAGCCTGCTGCTCCTGCCATTGTCGGCGCCCTTCGACGACACGTCCTGCCGCGCTGCTATTGCCGCGGCTACGGGAGCGGAACCGCCCACGGGGCGCTGTTGTATCGTTGATGCTGGCGGCAATGTGGTTGGTGTGTGCAATGCGGATCCGGCGCTCGACACACATCCAGCTGGTCAGCTCATAGCGGACGACGTCGCCAGCCCTGGAGAGCGGTATGAGGATGGCGTATTTAGGCGGAAAAATGCAGTCGCGGACAATGCGACAGGGAAGGGTTCGACACTGACGCATGTACCGCTCGACAACCCGGCGGCCTCCGAGGCGAGCGCTCTTGCCCCGGCAAGCCGATACGAGATCGGCGGTGGCGTTTGCCATAAGGACGTCGCCTCGGCTCGGCCATGACCCAAATCTTCATAGTCTCCGGTACCAGTTGGACAGTGCCCGGCGATTGGTCCAATACTAATACTATCGAGACGGTCGGCGGTGGCGGTGGTGGCGGCACTGGCAGCAGCGATGCCGGCTCTGGCGGCGGCGGCGGCGCCTATTCAAAAATCACCAATCTCGGCGGGCTCAGCGGCAGCATTACGATCCAGGTAGGGACCGGAGGCGGCTCCGATACCGCGGGCGGCGACACCTGGTTCAACGGCGCCTCGCTCGTCGCTTCCTCCGTCGGAGCGAAGGCCGGCGGCGCCGGCAGCAACAATGGGATCGCGGGATCGGGAGGTCTCGCTTCGGGCGGCGTCGCTCCGGGCGGTATTGCATATTCTGGCGGCGATGGCGGGAGCACCGGGAGTAACCCTTGGTCGGGTGCCGGCGGTGGTGGCGCAGCCGGTCCCAACGGTGTCGGGGCTAAGGGGTCCTCCCCCTCTGGTCTGGCCGATGGCGGCGGCGGCGGCGGCGGCAACGGTGGCGGGAGTCCCGGCGGCTATACCGCAGGCTCCAACGGAAACGCCGGCGGCAACGGCAACGGCGGGACTGGCGGCGGCGGCAGCGACACGGGCGGCGGAGCCGGGAACGGTACGGCTGCAACAGGCGGTGGCGGCGGCGGCGCGTACTACAGCCTCGGCGGCACTGCGCATGGCGGCGGCAATGGGGCCGCCGGCAGCGAGTTCGACAGCACCCATGGGAGCGGCGGTGGTGGGGGCGGCGGCAGTGGGCGCACCACTATCGGCGGCGCGGGCGGGAATGCCGGCAATTATGGTGGTGGCGGCGGCGGTGGCGGATACCCGCAGACCGGTGTCAGCTATGGCGCGGGCGGTTCCGCCGCGCAAGGCATCATCGTCGTCAGCTACACGCCGGCTGCAAGCGCCACGATCAGCGCCACGGCCAGTGGCGCCCTCGAGACCCTGGAGGTTACGGACAGGGCCGAGGTCGCTTCGATCGCGTTCGGCCTCGCCATTTCGACCGACGCCCGACCACAGAGCGAAGCGCTAGGTGGCGTGAGGCGGAGCGCTGCCAGTCCGATCGATTTCGCTGCTCTAGTAGGGAGAGATATTTGGCCAACGGCCGAATGGGCGGGGGCCGCCGTAGTCATCGCCGACAGCCCGGTGCGGCTCGAAGCGACGACCTCATTACGCACTGATACAGCGATTTACGCAGATTACGGCCGACGGCTCGCCAGTGATGCGCAATTCTGCATCGACTTATCAAGCACCCTCGCTGGTGATGCGGGCGGACGCAATGAATTCCAAGCCGTGTTGAATGTGGACAGGCTGACGATCCTGGAATGGCTGACAGGCGGAGCACGAATCGCTTCGGAGGGTTTGCTAACTCTAGAGTGGCAGGATCCACCGGCTCCACTGCTGGTTTCGCAGGGCCGGCTGCTGCGGTCTCCTGGACGGATTCGGATCCTTGCGGGTCCCGGCAGCAGACATCCTTTTAGAGGCGGGTAAGGTTTAAAAAATGCGCGTCGCAACGCCCTTCGACCCGATCGAAGTCGGTGAAGTCGATTATTTTGCTTTCGATTTCACGCCGGACGTTGGTGCGGCTACGATTGTATCTACGAGCTGGACTTGCGCATTGGGTCCTTACGAGACAGCAATCGATCCAACACCTCAGTCGAGGGTCTTGTCGGCTTCCCCACAGACCGCTTTCCTGGTGCGGTCACCGATGGACAGCTCGCTGCAGACGCGCACGGGGTGGTTTTCCGTCGGCTGGATCGGGGGTATGCCGATCTCGGCAGCTGGCGGAACCTACATTCTCGAGGCCACTGCCAATCTCAGCGATGGGCGTGTGCTGAAGCTCAATGCGACGGTGCAATGCAAGCTGCCGGGCTCTTGACCTCAGTCACGGCACGGCCTCTCTCAACCGGTTGTAACTAATTCCGACATCTGACTGGGGTTCGAATTATGCGGCTTTACGGCGCAATCCAGAAGATTGAGCCTCAGGACGACGGGACCGTGCGGGTATACGGGATCGCGACATCCGAGGCTGTCGACGAACAGGGAGAGATTGTGCGGGCGGACGCCATTCGCGCAGCGATCCCGGACTACATGCGCTTCCCGGCTCTCAGAGAAATGCATCAACTTTCCGCCGCCGGATCGACGCTTGAAGCCGAAGTGTGCGAGGACGGCACTACCCGCATTGTCGCCCATGTTGTCGACCCGGTCGCGGTGGCCAAGGTAAGAAATCAGGTCTATCGGGGCTTCTCCATTGGCGGGCGCGTGACGCAGCGCCAGGTCGGCAGCCCGAACACCATCACGGGTCTCGTCTTGAACGAGATTTCTTTGGTCGATCGACCCGCGAACCCAGAAGCCATTTTTGACTGCTGGAAAGCAGCAGTGCTGCCGGATGCTCCTCTCGGTGTCGCAGAGCCAGTGGTGAAAGGCGAACCCGTCGACACAGAACAGGCCCCATCGGAACGGCAACCGTTCAACGCTCCAATCCAGATCTGGGCCTGTGGTGTTCTCGATCACCGTCATCTGGCCAAAGCGGATGCGCTCAGATGCTTAGAGGGCGTCACCGGACTAGCAGGAAACCGGAGCGCGACCGCCACCGCATGGGCGAGCACGGCGAATGATGAATCATTCGCCTCGAAGAGTGGCCGTGAGAAGTCATCGCGGGCTTCTGTGACGAAAGCTCTGCATGATGTCGGTCAGATCGCTCGCGTGATTGCTGAGCTCGACTGGTTAAGGGGCGCCCTGGAACTCGAAGCAGCCATCGAGAACGATCAGTCGCCGGAGCCGGCGCGACTGCAGGCGATCATCACTGAGCTTTGTGATTTTCTGAGCTGCTTGGCAAACGAAGAAGTAGATGAAATTTCGGACGATGCGGAAGCGGACGGCTCGCCGCCAGTATCGGCAATTCCCGGGATGCTCGGTATGACGCAGGCGTCCGATCTTGAACGCGTCGCTGCTTTTGGCCGGAAAGACCGCTCCTATACGCCGCCGCTCGTTGACGGCACCATTGCGAAGGCCAAGTACTCGCGTGGCGACCAGGCACTGCTGGATACGGCCCATTTCGCGTGCGACCAATGTCTGAAATTCGGAGGGCTATCGGTCGATGAGCAGGCGAACATGGAGCAGGCACGCGATTATCTGCAGAAAGCTGGTGCGGTGCCTGCCCCGCTCTGGACCCCTGGAAGAACGGAAGATGACGATCTTTCGCCAGCTTCGCTGGAATGCCCTGCGGGTGACAGCCCGGAGGTTGATACTGCGAAAGTGCTCGCCGCCGTCGCCAAGGTGCTATGCAAACGCCAACGGGCCCAACAGAACTTGATGGATTTGGCTCATGAATGCCTCCAGTCGCTGACCGACGGGTATGTTTGCGCGAAGGCCACGAAGTTCGGGGCGCGCCATTCGAAGGAGACGATGGGGCTTCTCAAAGCATCGCATCGTCATCTGGTTGCGGCCGGGGCGAGATGCGACGCGGCAGGCGTCGACGAGCCGCGCGCGGCAGAACCAGCGGGCATGCTCCGCGATGAACCGGCCGAAAAGGCGGCGCTGGCGAAGGTTCTGGGGGAGGTTGTTCCAATGATCGAGCGGCTTACCAAACGAGTCGACGAGATTGCACGGACACCGCTGCCTGCCTTAACCATGGCAAAGGGCACTATTTCGATATCGAAGCAGCAGGACCGCGAACGAAATATCGGCAGCGGCGAGCCGGAACTGTCGCCGGAAGCGATCGCCGCAGCACTCGCCAAGATGAGCAAAGAGGAACAAACGCTGACGCTAATAAAGGCCAGCTACGCGACTCCTATTCGAATTGCCGGGTCAGCTGCCGATCAACCTTGAATTCTGCAATCGACCGACGCCGGGGAGCAGCTCGCTCGAGGCGCTGACGGTCAAGCACACAGCACTATCGGCCCAACGGCCGTCGCCGAGCCCGGTGCCTTGCCGGGCTTTTTGTTGCCCCCCTTTTCTGGGAGGAGTTTGATGAACTCGATCACTCAAGAGTCGCTGGAGCTCATGAAAGGGGCTCTGGCACAGCCGGATTTTCGATTGGCCAAATCGATTTCGACTGCGACAGGCTTATTGGCCTTTGACCTTCAGGCGCCAGCGAAGAACCTCTATCCGTTTGTCACTCCACTCAGGAACATCGTTCCACGCGTCGGCGGCGGCGTCGGCTCCGCAACAAATTGGCGGCAAGTGAACGCGATCATCGGCTCCGGTTTCGATTCGATGGGGTGGGTGCCGGAAGGCCAACGCTCGGGCCAGATGTCATATTCGACCTCGAACAAAACCTCCGCGTTTGTCACAATCGGGGAGGAAGACGCGGCAACTTTCGAGGCAATTTCCGCCGGCCGGACCTTCGAAGATATCCAGGCCATGATGGCTTTCCGCCTTCTCCAAAAGATGATGCTGAAGGAGGAGATGGCGATCCTCGCCGGCAACGCCTCATTGACGCTCGGCACGCCTTCTACTCCGACCTTATCGGCATCGGGCGCCGGGGCAACGCTGCCCGCTGCCACTTATTTCGTCAAAGTCGTAGCGCTGACCCTCGAAGGGTACCAGAACACCAGCCTGTTGGGCGGTGTCGCGACCTCCAAGATCGTGACCGGCGCCGACGGCAAGACCTTCACGCTCTCTGGCGGCTCCTCGAACATTAGCGCCGAGGCAAGCCAGGCGGTGACACTCGGTCAGACGCTGTTCTGCTCAGTCAACCCGGTCCAGGGCGCCGCCGCGTATGCTTGGTACGTGTCGACCACCAGCGGCAGCGAAGTGTTGCAGGCGATCACGACCATCAACAGTCTGGCCATATCTGCGCCGCTCAGCACTGGTACCCAGCTCCAGAGCGCCATTACTGCCGACAATTCCGCCAACCCGAGTTACGCCTATGACGGACTTTTGACGACCGCGCTGAAACCAGGGTCGAACGCCTACGTCAATGTCATGCCGACCGGGACGGCAGGGACTGGCACGCCTCTGACCGCATCGGGCCGCGGCTCGGTCGTCGAGATCGACACGATGTTCCAGAAGATGTGGGACAATTTTCAAGTGTCGCCGACGGTTCTCTTTGTCAACTCGCAGGAGTTGAAGAACATAACGGCAAAGGTGCTGTCGAACGCCTCGGGTCCGCTGCTGCGCTACGATAGTCCCGCTGACGGCAGCGACGGTGAGTATCAGCTGACGGCGTCCGGGGTCGTTCAGTTTTATTACAATCCCTTCGCCTTAAATGGCGGCCTTCGCATTCCGATCCGAATTCACCCGAAGGTGCCGCCCGGGACGGTCATCGGTTGGGCGGAGAACCTGCCCATTCAGTACCAGTCGAACGAGGTACCGAACGTCGCCGAGATCAAAACACGGCAAGACTACTACCAGATCGATTGGCCGATCGTTACTCGCCAGCGGCAAGTCGGCGTCTATGCCGAGGAAGTGCTGGCCGTCTATGCTCCGTTTGCGATGGGTGTCATCTGTAACATCGCAAACGGGTGACGCTAATGCCCGAGATCTCGACGTTTTCTTTGGAAGCGTCCGTTGTACCAGCCCCCGGGTCAACCCCGGGGGTCTCACCCGGCGGGGATCTGATACCGTTGCGCGCTGCTTTTGGCCAAGATGAGGCGAACCACGGGGCAGCTTGTTATTCGGTCGATAAGGACGGTCTGATCCAAGTGCCGCCGGAGGCTGTTGGTCCCCTGACCACAATCGGGGGGTTCGTATTGGCAAGGAACCGCGACAACATAGTCTCCGCCGGTGAGTTCACGCTGCACCACGACGATGCCGCGGGCTGTTCCTATGCCGGCCGTCGATTCCTCGCCGATTCGAATGGGAACGTGCTCGTGCCGGCCGAAGCCGCTTTTGAGCTATCGGCGCATGGCTTCGTCCCCGTTTATGAGGAGACGATGGTGACTTTGCGTCGAGCGAAATCGTGGCCGAGCAACCGTCCCAAAAAGGTCTGATTCGGTGGCCTTCGGGGATCTGACTACGCTCGCCGACGTCAAGGCGTGGCTGCAAACCGGGCAAGCGGCCTTTCCGGCAACCGACGACGCGCTGCTTACCCGCCTTGTCGCGGCGGCAAGCCAATATATTCAGACCTGGCTCAACCGCCAGATCGCGTCAGCCGATTACCTAGAAATCCGCGACGGAACCGGAGGCCACAGGCTGCAGTTCGCGTGCTTTCCGGTCACGGCCGTGCTGTCATTGGCGATCGACGGCCAGGCTGTTCCTGTGGCCGCCTTGTTCAACGCAGCCGGTTACCGGTTCAGTTCCACACAGCTTTCGGTCCGCGGCTACAGGTTCAACCGTGGGGCCCAGAACGTTGTCGTTGCGTATACGGCCGGATATCCGACTACACCGCCCGAAGTCGCTCAGGCGTGCATCGAACTCGTCTCGCTGCGCTACCGAGAGCGTACGCGCATCGGCGAAGTCTCGAAATCGTTGGGCGGTGCAGAGACCGTCGCATACGCCCAAAAGGACATGAGCGACCCGATCAAAACGCTCCTGCAACAATATCGTCTGGTTGCTCCAATCGCTCCGATCCAGCGAACACCGGTGGTAACCGGGGGCGATGCCATGATAATATCCAGCGTTCTGTGATTACTGCCCGTCTCGTCGGCGACGACGCAGTGCTGGCTTGGTTGCGCGCTATTCCCGATCTAGTCTCTTCGGGACTCGCCCGTGCGATCACCACACTGGGTATCGAACTTCAGCGCAAGAT